CGGATCGCGGCAGCACTCGTCGTGGCGATAAAGGATGCCCCCACCGCGCCAGTTACATCAAACGCGGCACCCGCAACTCCTTTTATTCCTGCGCCTCCGATGAGCGAGTTGGCGTCCTGAATGTTGGTGGCAACACCACTTTGCTGAGTAAGTGCTTTAAAATCGGCCATGTTCTTAGCTCCTCAAGAAAGATCTTTTTAAAGGGCCTAGCCCTGGAAAACAAAATGAACCGTCCCTGTGAAGGTTCTTAGCTAACCTAGATTAGTACTCTTCGAACCTAGCGTCGTTACGCAAAATGCGTAGACAACGAACACACTCGCAGGCATTCCCGATGTCCTCGTTCAGCTGAAAGCCGTTGACTTGGTCCGGTGCCGCGTACTCATGGATATTCCCCGTCCCACACCTCACCCGAACCATGAGTACCGGTCCCTGTGTCAAGATCAACAAAGGTCGCGCAGGCTCCCCCTTCCATCTAAAGTTCACCATGTTGTTCTCCTAAAGATACTGTTCGCGAAGGTAGTCGCAGCTAGTTTTCAGGACTTTAGTATAAATAAGTCCTTTTAGTGTATAGAAATTGTAATATATTAGAATTACTAGACTTTTACACTACGTAGAAGGCGCCACCAAACTGGCAGATGAGCGTTGTTGCGTTTCGGGCCTGCCCTACACGCTGAACCACATTCCCAGGCGCAGCTGGAGGCACGGTCGTAACCCCACCCGGAACAGTGCTCAAATAGTACGTTGCTCCAGGGGTAAGTCCCAGAAAACTAGTAACCTCCGATGCCCCAAACATCACCTGCGCGGTCACACCACTAGGCTTAGCGAGGACGACTCCAAGCGCAGGGGCGGTCGCCAGAGACGTTGCATTCGCTTTGCTTACGGTGTCCCCTGCTGAGATGTACACGATGTCGTTCACAGCTACCGCGCCAGGACAACTAAAGACGCCGGTCGAACCCCCGCCGCCACCACCCGTCACCGTGACATCGACCCGATTATTGAAGCCGTCGTCTAATACCAACGCCCCCGACACAAAGTTAATAATCGGACGTGTCCCGATTGATACGCCTGCCTGCTGCACCGTGATCGAGGTAGAGCCTCCCCCGGACAATACCGCCAGGGGCACACCACTGGAGAGAACGCCTTGTCTAAAGTAGACCAGCGACCCCCTTCGATACGCTAACGGATAGGCCTCACTGGTGTTGGGGACGATCTGAGCCACCTGAGGGGTGACTGCTGTGATCGTGATCGGCCCTCGAGGTAAATCTAAGTAGAGGTAGTCTCCATCTTCCAAATTCACGGAAGCGGCTACTACCTCCCACAAAAAGCCAGTCACATCGGAAGTCAGATTGATAGAGGCCGACCAGCTCAAAACTCCAGTGATTGCACTAAAAGTAAAGGTACCCCCGTCGATCGCGAGAATTCCCCGGTCCTCTCGATAGGCGTAGGATTGAAGGTCGATCTCCGTCAGTGTGGCTTCGTGCCCTGTGAACCAGGGGTCTTGGCCTCTGGTCGGATACGGGATCGAAGTTCGAGGCGTCTGCGTCACGATCCCTCCTTATAGCAACGGTGCGAAGGTGATGCTGGGTAAGATCTCCAGCACTGTTGGCTTGATTACGATAAAACGCTTCCCTGTTAACAGGAAGAAGACCCAGACGTCGTAATAGTAGGTCCCCGCATCCAGCATCTGGGTGTCCGCAGCTTCCAGGTAGATCTTGGCTGTCCCTGCGCTGGGCTTGATAATCTCAAACTGTGAAAGGTAGTCGGTGGTTTTCTGCACCAAGGCGGGGCGATCATCTGGTGCCCGTTTCACAGAAAAAATGAGCTTCACATCCACGAGCTTGATAGGAGCTTTGGTCGAGGAGTTGAACACGGTCAACGCCAGCGTCCGAGAGGCGCCTCGATAGATGGAGATAGCGTTTGATGGTGAGAGTAACCCCATCTACACCTCCTCCCCTGGTCGCAGCACCCAACACAACATCAGCACTCCTCTACAGCTCCGGAGATCGGAGACTCGTCCTCGACTTGTCCTTCGATCGCGTCATCCTCTTCTACCAGAATCCCCATAATGTCACAAACCTCTTCAACGCTCACCAGGGAGATGGTCGAGTCCAGGTAGAACAACTGCACCACATCGTCTACCTCAGGAGCCTCCTTTACCGTAAAGACCCCTCCGGCAGGGGAGGTCTCCACCCAGCCGTCGTCGTAGTCGGGACGCTTGAGCTGGCCGTTCAGAAAGTAGGCTGTGCTTCCAGGCACGTAGCTCGAGAGCGTCGTGAAGACCGTGTTGACCCCGTCAATCACTCCGGCCGGAACTTCATATCTTGGATACGCCACAAGCCCCTCCTAGAAGAAGAAGGAGGTGTAGGCCATCTCCAACACGTCTCCTACCTTGGGAGTCTCCTTGGTCTTAATGACCGTCCCCCCGATCTCCAACCAACCATCCGTAAACGCTGCCACCTTCAACACCCCGTTCCAAAAAAGCTGTGTCGTCCCCGGGATGTAGGGCTTCTGCGTATTAAAGATAACGTTCAACCCGTTAGTGGCCCCGAGCAGTGGCTCTATTTTAGACCCAAGACTCATGGTAAACACACCGCAAACGAGGACGTGACCACGTTATCGACCACCGCTTTTTCACAGATTCTAAATAGATCCTCCGGGGTCGTCGCCTCCGGATCAAGATCCTTCCACTCCGGAATGGTCTTCTCCTTGTTTAGACAGAGCACGAACTCCGAGCAGACCATTGCTTTTTCGGAAGCGAGGGGGTTCTTGAGCTTCCGCCCCAACCGGCGACCGAGTAGCACGACCAAATAACCCGCAAGCCCCACGTAGTCGTACGCCGCGCCGATGGTCGCAATAGCCTCAGAGAGATCCACCACTACACTTGGCTTGAATGTGTACTCCGCGACCAATATGTGATCTTTCGCCCAGAGGACTCTGGGGCTGTTCTTCACGCCTCCGGTCGTCGCTTCCACGATCACAGGCACGTCTTCCCACGACAACCCAATCGCGACATGGCTGACCCGACTCCCTGTTACCCACCGAATCGCCTGAGAAACAGGTGAGGTCGTCGTCGTAAAAACTAAGGTGACCCTCACAGCTTACTCCGCACCGGAGTAGCAATACAGCGTGGCTGTACTCATACTCCCCTCAAAGGGTTCGTCGTGCTCCAATGAGATACGTATCTCAAGGCCATAACTGTCCTTAAGCACCGTGCTGGTAATGTAGTCCCAATTGAAAACATAAATAGGCTGCGTTAGCCCCCGCCAGTTGCCTATACCCAGCGCCGGATAGACCGGATAGGCTTTGGTCGCATCTGCCAAAAAGTCTCGAAAGCTCTTATATTTCAACGGAGTCCCTAGCGGGATCTTCGTCCCAGATGGAACGCCTAACGGGATCAGGTGCGGCGCAAAAACGTCTACTAGACCATAGGGCTGAAATATCGCGGTGTCCTTGAGCACAACATCAGCCGCGAACTGCACCTCCACCACGTCAATCGTTAAGACCTTTCCGGCGAGTGGGCGCACATAGAACACACTGCTGGTCGCGTAATGATATGTGACCGTAACCGCAGCCCCAACAGTTAACACAGGGGCAAAGGTGACCGTCCCAGCCGCATAGTTAACAGTGTACGCGCCACCACTCCCTATATGAGGATCTTGCTCTGTCTGGGTTACTCCATCCACCTTCACGACGACTCGATAGGAGTTACCGGCGGCATCCACCAGATAGTCTTCTTGCACCAACTTCCCGTGATAATTGTCGATGACGAAAGTATGCGCTAGCTGATAGGTCGTCAGGAGCACGGTCGCTGTGGGTACTTCGTCAACCACATGCACCGCAGCGGAAAACCACGTCGTCTTATCGCACCAGTCGTGGGTAATAATTGTGGCCTTGGAAGCCTCGGGCTTTGTTGCTACGGCTGCGCTGATCCCCCGGCTATCTTTCAGCGACAAGCTGCGGTTTGCCACTGGCAAACCACTCGTCTCGAAGTCTGCCTTATCTGTGTCATTCTGCGCCTGAGTGTAGGTCTCTTGTACCGAAGAGGGTACGTCATTTCTCCAGATCGTGCAGAAGAACACCTCCGGCCCGTCGTAGCTGTAGATAAGATAGAGATCAGGTGTTTCTTCGTACTGGAGTTGACAGACCTTCTTCGCGAGAAGGTTTTTGAACCAGCCCCAATCTCCAGAGCGCTGGGGCATTGTGCCAAAATTTATCATGTCAGTGACTCCGAGAAATCGTAGGAAGCCGCGAGCTTGACGTTATTACTCCCCGGCACACCATAGACTACGGTACGCGCAAAGCCGACTACCGTAATCGGAATTGCTAACTGCCGCACCAGCGGTCCGATCACCAGTAAAACATCGCTGACAAGCTTCTCTGCATTAGCGCCCTGCGGCAACACCACCGCACGCATAAAGTACGTCGCGTTCGTGCCCGAACCGCCCGATTCGGCAGACACAACCAAGGTGTAGAACTGCGCCGTCACCCCCGCAGGAATATAGTGATGCGCCCACAGCGTGCGACTATCCCCCTGACCAGTGACTAAGCTGCCAACTCCGATAGTGCCGATTACACCCCCACCTCCACCAGTAGCTACAAATAATGTAATGGTGCCCACGTTACGACCAGTGGAGCCTGCCGTAACAACAAAAATGTGCTCGATATAACAGATGTCCGTAGCAACGGTGTTTACCGGTGTCACCCCATTAAGTGTCACTGTCTCAGTGAGCGCTACGCCTGCCGAAGTTAGGTATTCAATTCGCACGGTCCGAGCGCCAACACCTGCAGCTGTATCGCTTGCGCTGGAGGACGAGATCGACCGCTGTGCGCCGACCGTTTGCTCATTGTACGGGGTCGCACGAACTGCGTTAACAGTCCCCGACGTAGCGCCTCCCAGTTGCAGCACTGCCGCATCAATACCCGTGGTCGCGTTTGCAGGGGCAGCCAGCGTCACCGGTAGGGCAGTCTGATTCGAGGCAAACGTGACAGGGATCGACTGCGCCATCACCTTCTGGCCTACTGTTGGCACCGCCGAGCCATACCAACCCTGCAAGTCAACGTGCAGCTTGCCGTCTGTTGCTGTCTTTAGGAAACGGCTATTGGCCCCATCCGATCCAGCCAGCAACAGCGCTGGTGCCACTGGAGAAAGTATAACTCCGTTCTGCACCGCCATTGCGGTACCAGCAGCGTCAAAAAGAATGACAGCGGGGCTCTTCATGTTACGTCAGCACCCTGGTTCGCGATGTCATCACCACACCGGAATATGTGAAAGTATCAGTCGCGGTCAGTAGCGGGGTAACCCCATCCGTTGCGAAGACCGTCCACTGGTCTGTGTTAATCGTTTTGTTGGCGTTGTAGGTAACCAACTCCTGCACGATCTTCGAGGTCTTCGTGGCGTTTGTATACCAAATCGAACTAGTCGGGAATGGACTTCCGCTCGGAAGCTGCTCCTCAAACGCACCGGATGCGAAGCCGTCCCAAGGCCCGCCCTCCTCCGCTAAGTGAATCAGCTGGCGTAAGGTTTGGTGCTCCACCGTCTGAATGCCCAGGCCCTTCTCCACACCCTCGTCCATAAAACGAAAGCCGACTGCAGTCTTGTAGCGTTGCTGTCCATTGACAGTCGGAGAGGTCGCTACCTGCTCAAAGTCGATACCCTCTTCATCCCCAACTCCATGCTGGCGATCAGGCGTTTGTCCCATTAGACTTTTCCTCCTGTGCTGCTTCTTCCAAGCGCTGTTGCTTCAGACTAACGGGACCTGTCGGTTCTACCACAGCTCTCAACTTCTCCGCTTCCAGGCGCTTCTTCAGCGCATCTACGATCGTCTTAGCCATCTCCGCTCTACCCCGCGCCACATGAAGTAGCTGCGCCGCTTGCTGCTGTTGTCCCTCGATAGCCCGAACAGCGCGAGTAAGCCAAGCACTGACTAATCCGTGCTCCCCAGCTAACAACTTATCTTCGTGTGCGTCCTTCTGCGCGTGTCCTAATAGACCGTTCAGTAGCTGGTAAGACTTCTCGAGTATCGCGATCCCACCCTCCGCACGGTGTACATCTGCGAGAGCAAGCTCCATCGAGTCCTCTACCTTAGCTCCTACGTCCGACAACACTGCCTGCACGATCTCTGATTTCAATCGAGACATGGATTACCTCACGTAGGGGATCACACAGATCACGTCATTGACTTTAACTTTGAACTCAAACCTAACCTGACCGTTTACTGTCGAAGTACCTGGGTAGTAATCGAAGTTATCTGTGAAAACCGAGCCGGGGCGCTGCAGGACTCCGTTTACAAATAGGTCGTACTCTGTCAAATACGAGCCGATGCTCATGTCTGGTAGCTGGGCACTCAAGTTCGTCCCACCTCCCACGCCACCCACGTCTGTGTCTGCATTCGTGGCTAAGGTCACCACTGCGTAGACCTTGCTCCGACGATGCGACTGCGAGATTGCGGAGAGCAGAGAGACCTCACCGAAGATCGTCTCGAAGTTGTCCCACTCGGCCAGGGTGTCCGAAAGCTTGATGCCGTTCGTCTGCGCCCAGGTTGAGCCTGTCTGATTGCCGTCATCCAGGTACAGCTCTCCCGCACCCAAGACCCGAAGATCTGCGGCTCCTGTGGTCCCGATCGTCCCTGCCGTCACACCCACATCGATTCGGGTACCTCCGGTATCAAACGAAGAACCGTTCAAGAAGTCGGCGTCGAGCGTGTTGTTGATGTCGAAGGTCGCTCCGTTGAAGTGAACAGCGTCCCCCGCCGCTAATGGAGTGATCGACCAGATGTCCGTAGCGCCCGTCGAATCTTGGAAGGCCAGCTTGAAGGTATCATCGATCCTCCACTCAATGTCCTTGCCGGTCTGCGTCGCAGGCCCCACCTGATTGTCGATCGCGTTGTCTAAGGTAACCGACCCTCCGGCCGAGATCGTATCTACGAAGGTACCCGTCAGAAATGCGGTCTCGGGGATCGCATCGAAGTTGATACGACGCACGTACGCATAGTTGATCGAGCGCCCCGCAATGTCTGCCGCAGGTACAGCTTCTAGATCATCGTAGGTTGCGTTGGGGCGGACGAAAGAAATCTGCGCCTGCTTCGTCGCGTCATCAAAAGCATCCCCACTGACAACAACAGATTCTGCCTGCAGTAGCCCATAAATGTTTCGATCCGAAGAGAGGATGGGATCTCCTGTTGTTGCGTCGATCACCAACACGAGGTTCTTCGGAGAAAGTGCGTTGGTCCCCGCTATTTCATTCAGAGAGAATGTCCCTGAAGCCCCCGGGAGCAGCGCCACCAGCGCACCTATTGCCGTACTCACTCCTACTGCTGCTACCTGGGTAGGCGTCTCGGACCCCGCAAACGAAAGCACAACGAAGTTCTGCAGCGCAGGTACCGCGATGTCTACGCCGACCTTCGCTTCACGGAAAAGCAACCGCTTCTCTTCGAGATCGTCAAGGTCTGAATTCAGCGCCGTTACCGCACGCTTCTTCGCGTTGACCGTCTGGATGTCGTCAAACCAGTTGCCTGCAGAATCCGCCCAGATCAAGCGCTTCACCTGCGAGCGCAACCCGTTCAGATCAGCTTCTATCTCTGTGGGAGCAGTCTCTAAGGTAGACCCTGCTGCGAGCGTGTCGTCGTACAGGTCAGAGTTTCGGACCTGTGTGTCTTGACGAATGAAAGTACGAGCCATTTAAAAACCTCCGTGGAGTGGTGCGTAAGTGTAGCCCAGGTAACCCACACATAAAAGAGAGTAGCGTCCGATACTATGAACTCAGCACGGGTACTACTTCGGAGACGATGGTCACGGTCCCCTTCGTCAAGATCTCGTCCTCCCCCACGATCAAGTTTCCGTCCCCATCCAGGCTGTTGGTGATGATCGTCACATCGTCGATGTCCAGATACCCACTGATCGTGATGTTCGCGAAAGACACCCCTGTGATCGCACGCACCTTCTCGTAGACATCCGAAAGATACAAGCTTTCCTTAAAATCCCGTCCCCGCAATAGATCATCTATCGCTGTCGAGACGTTGGCGACTACCAGGGACTCAGTGTAGGTCGCCAACACGCCCAGACGCATCGTGATCACAGCAGGGCGCAATAACAGCTCCCCACTCACCACCTCCACTACCTGGGTCACCTCTTTGATCCCATCCAGCTTCGACTGCAGGGAGGAAACCAGGCCAAATGACGGGGCCGTGTAAAAGCCAGAAGAGTCGAACTGTAGAATAGGCACGCTCACCAAATTAGCCTTGCAGTCGTCGGCCAGGATCTTGTCCTGATGCGCCTCGATCTCGGCCAGGGACGTAGTGACGCTGGCGCTTTGGTCTGTAACGGCAGAGGTGATGGTGTCCAACTCCAAATACGAAGCGGTGGAAGGACCTGTCGTCCCGATCTCAGCCACGATCCCCAGGCGTGCGGTCTCGATGGCTTCAAGTTTGGAGTCGAGATCTCCCACCGACAAACCGATGTCATTCACGTTATCTTTCACGCCGCCGATCGTAGCGACCAGGCTGTTTACAATGGCCTGGGCTGAGAAACCAGCGGTATTCGCCATCGTCACGTAACCCAACAGCGTAGACTTCGTGGCAGCGGTCAGCACATCGGAGCCTCCCGTCGTCACTGCGGTAAGCGCTCCGGTCAAGGTCGTCCCTGCACTTAAGGAGTCCTGAATCGACGTCGCGGCAGCCCTCGCGGAGGTGATCGCTCCCAGCAAGGCAGCGTCGGCGGTAGTCGCTAGCGCCCCAATGTCAGTCTCTCCCGTCTGGATCGTTGTCGCAAAGACGAGGATCGCCGCAAAGTGCGCCGCCAGTGCAGCAATAGAGGTGCTCACAATCGGGACCGGAGTGTTCACTGCTGTTAAGATGTCGGCGATCTTACTCTGCAACAAGATGTCTGCCGCAGCAGAACGACTCACAAACGGTCTGGAAATCGCCACCCTCCCGTAGAGGGGATCCACGTAGGTTCCTGCCTGCACCCGGTAGTCGGACTCTGTTACTGCGACCTCTCGTGCCTTGAACTTCTTACCCGCGTTCTTCTTGATGTCATCCAAACTCTCCGCGTCGTCCCCTCCTACAGAGGCTCTAGGATTCGTGATCGTCAGCGGTATCACCTGCGCTGCGTGCAACACTCCGGGAGATCGCGCCTTGGTAATCTGATTGGCGGAGACCCGCCCGTTCGCCCCAGAAGTGGCTACGTAATCAACAATGATAGGGGCATTCAACGTGGGCATGTCTCCGAAGATCCCATCTCCGAAATACAGTGTGGCTGGGTCGTCCTGGTACCCGACCTCAAACTGAGAAGTCGGCCCAAAAGTTAGAAAGTCAGTCTCCGTGTAGCTCAGGTTGTTCACAGAAACGGTAATCGTCCCTTTCGCGATAAAGCGGCCACTCGGCACCTTACTCAAGGCGTAGGTCTGATTCGCCTGACCACTCCCGGTAAAGGTTTCTCGTACGGTCTGCCCTTCGTAACAGGGTAGAATCTGAACCTGAGCCGGTCCTGCGCCCGCCAAGAAGGTCATCTCCCGAGCCGCTTCGTAGGTAAGCCCGTTAGGTCCGTCGAACTTCTGCCCCTTCTTGATCACCACGTTGAAGATATAGACTTTGGTCAACGCGATGTTCAGATCCACCGTCGCAGCAGTAGAGGGTCCCGCCTTGTAGCCTAACTGCCGCGAAAGTAAGGCAATCGCTCTCTGTGTCCTTGCGGTAGCTAGATAACTCTCTGTGGCCCTGCGATCTGTGTAGAAGCTGAGCCCATCCAGCCCGTAGGCGAACCCATCTACGAAGGCGATCGCCTGGGCCGTTTGCGTGAAATCATTGTAGGAGTCCTCGTAGAGCGTCTGATACCGCGTCAACAGGTCGTCGAGGTGGGTATCGAAATCGGCTCCGGAGTAGCTGACCCGGTTCAGTAGCGTCGTTGCCATCGTTAGCCCCCAACCGGATTCTGAAAGACGATCGGAACGAACTGGTTCCGACGGGTAATTCGATTTATGTAGTATACCGTTAAGGTCACGGTGGTGTCATCCCGCTCTATCACGATGTCCTGTACCAGCGCTCGCGTCTCGAATCGCCCTATCGCCGTGTACACCTCTTCCCGCATCAGCTCAGCCATCGCTGGGGTGTTACTCTCAAAGAGGTAGTTCCAGATGTTGGTCCCGTACTCCGGGCGCATCACCCGCTCCCCCTTCCTTGTCCCCAGCAGTCGAATCAGAGAATCCTTTACGACATCGTCATCAGCGGACGCCGCTGGAAACCCAGAAGGGCCTCTCCGAAACGGGAACGAGATCCCCCGTAAGAATGGCTTTCGGATCACCGGCATCGCTAGCCTCCCTTGATCTTAGTGGACAAGAGAGTAGCACCGATGGGAGGAGGAATGGGAGTAGAGGTCGGAGCCCCCGGTGCAGCAGCGACGTGCGTGTGTGAGGCCAGGTACGTGACTAGCTCGTTGCCCTTTACGAACGGAGTGATCGCCCCCGAACAGAGGTCCACTTGCGGGGCGTCCAGATCAATCGAGGTACCCTTCAGCTTGATCTTCCCGTTTGATTGGATCGTGATCCCCTGGGAGTTCATCGTGATCACGTTGTTGTTCGCGTCCGAGATCTCGACCACGCCCCCGTTTGGGTCCAATTTCACGGATTGCCCTCCCGAATCCTTCAACAGGACAACGTTGTCCTGTCCGAATAAAAGGGACGCCGTTTTCCCAGATCCCCGATCAGCGGACTTGCTTCTGTCCATTAGGGAGGGATCTCCCGGGGCAGGACGGTGCCAAGAGATCTCCAGTTGTTCCTTACCAGGGGTGTCCGTGAAGATGATTCGGTGCCCCAGACGAGTAATAAACCCCCTCACGTCTGGCGCGGAGCTGTCCCCTTCCTTCGTGTAGGCAAACTCCGAGGGCATCTCTGCGGCTGAGTGCCAAGAACCAAAGTACGCGATCGGCTGTCGTGTGTTCCCTTCTTGGAACACGACCCAAACCGTATCCCCTACTTCGGGAGGCCAGAAGAAGCCCCGATCTCCCCCAGCTCCCAGAAAGACGGGGTCAATCCAAATGTCGAGCTGTTCAATGTGAGCGAAAGGTACGCGCACCTGAACGCAGCCCTTCCCATCAGGATCATCGGTCCTAGTCACAAAAGCTCTATACACACTGTAAAAACGCTTCAAAATATGAGCAATACCATACATCTGTACGTCTTCTATAAACTTATCTAACTCGCTGTCTTGCATGAACGACTCACCTCAAATTTGGAAGTTTTACAGGAGATTTCTTAGCCTTAGGTGCCTTGTTCAGTACATTGCTACGAATATCAAACTCCTTTATGGCTGCCTTTTGCGCCGACGTAGGCTCCACAATTTCTGATAGATTACTTGAGCCTAGTGCCTGTAACTGTTCCAACTCACTGGCTTGCCTGTATTTAGCTACTGCCGCTTGATCAATGGGTACGACAGCCCCTTGATACTCTGCTGGAAGTAACGTCGCGATCTGTCCAACATTACTAATCCCTGTAAACTCTGTCTGATACCCACTTGAGTCTAAAGAGTGCTTAACCGTCAAAATTGCATAGTTGCTATCCAGTCTGCTGAACACCCCCCGGACTTCTACGACCTCCCCAGGCTGTAGGTCAGGAATACCTAACGAAGTCACTGTTACGTTGATCCCATTCGTCAGCTTGCTTGTGTCCAGCGACGACACCCCTTTATTATACGTTGCCGAATCCGAAGGGGACCCTACAGGATAAGTAGACCCTGGCGTACCTTCTGCTCCTGGTGTATCTGGATTAGTAGGAGGCGTGATCGTCCCATTTGCATCCGTGTACCCAAGCTTAGCCTCAGTGTCGCTGATTGGCTGTTTGTCGTCTTCTTTGTTTGCATTTATGTCTCGCAACAAGTAGTCACGAGCTGAAGAGTTTAAGAAATTAGCCACAGTTGGGCTACTAATACTAAGAATTGGAAAAACCTGCTTCGCTGGTGATATTTTACCAGAGCTGTGATCGTAAAAGGTAAAAGTACGCCCCGGTTCTTCTGACTTTAAAGTTCTTGGTAATAAATACAGTGTGTTCCCTGTCATCATAATATAGCAACGAGCTTCCCGAGCCAGTTGACGAATGTGAAACCACTCCGTCTCCCCACTCGCGACAAATCCGACAGGATCGTTATTTAGTAAATAATAACAGTCTGAGTCTCGTTCTGCCTCGGAGTAGTCTACTTTCTCTACCCGACGCTTGCCATCAGGCCCTTTCATCAAAGTATTTATAATCTCCTTCCTGGACTGCTTCTCAGGAACCGCTGTACCTACAGCGGCAGTATTTGTTGCTTGCCACCCCCCATCTCCCATTGCCGTCAAAGTAACCGAAACGTCCGTACCCAACTGGATCTGCGGCTGTAAGATCATTCCAGAAAATACAGGAGAAAGCACTACACCCTCCGGCGCTCCTCCCGTATAGCCAAATTGACACTCCAATCGAGACAGACCCCATTCCATCAGCTCAGAAGACAAAAACTTCTGGGCATCTCGAAAGGGAGGGGTCAATACTACAATAATTTTGGCGATGTCTCCCAACTGCAGTTCCACCGCTGCACTTTGAACAAAAGGCAAAGAGGATAGCCCCTGGTCCACACGAAGCAAAGACTCCGAACGAAGTTGCAGATTCGTCCACAATGGCGTTCGTACCGCTTCCTTTCGATTCGCGCTGATCGGAGAAATGATAGAAGCGAAGAAGTAGGGTGAAGCAAAGTTGTACTTAAACGGCTTGATCGAACGGAGTGCCATCAGAACCTCCGGGTGTTGCCACGTCGCTTCGACTGCAAGAACAACTCACCCAATACAAAACGTGTAGAGGGGATCTGTATCGTGGTCCCGGCATTCATACCAAACGGAGGCAACTCCATGTCGTTCGCGATCGCGATGACCCACCACAGCCGCACGTCTCCGTAGAAGCGATGCGCGAGGATCTCAATCGTGTCCGGCTCCTGCACGTCGTAGAAGAAGTCGTCTGGTTGGTCGATGAGCGTAGGGAATTCCACGCGATCCCAAAACTCGATCCCGTCGATCGAGAGGGGTTCACTGAAAGAGAGTCGGCTCGTCTTACCAAAACGAAAAGCTGCCATTAGGGTGTGGGCGCTTTCTTTTTAAGCTGTTTCAACTCATCAATCGCCTTTGTAGTAGTTCCTGTTTGCTGCGTACTTCCCAGATTACCTTTCCCCGCGACAACCGCTAGCGTCATCGCCTCCAGGGACTGTTTCATGGAAAATGCCCAGGCTCGGTACTCCTCGGTGTACCAGGCAGGCCAGTCCATCGCAGCCACCAAATACGCATTGCCTTCCTGCAGGATATTCTCCCGGCTCGCCTTCTCAGGGAGATCGGGGAGCTTGTCTGCCGCTCGAGAGGACTCTGCCGCAGCCTTCACTGCCTTCAGCATCGGTAGCGTCGTCAAGACATCTGAACGCAGCGCCTTCACCGCGATCGCGGTCGCATCCAAGATCCCAATCCACATGTCAATGAAGGCAGTCTTGATGTCCGAAGCCATCGTCTTTAAGAGCGTGACCTGCGCCGCTGCAAACTTCACGGTCCCTGGTGTGATGTTCTTGTATGCCTTCTCGAAAGCCTCTTCCAACACGGTGGAGACAGCTTTACGCAGAGGGGCATCCATGTTCTTGGCGACGTTCAAGGTGGCCTTCGTGATCGTGTCGATATTTCCCTGTAAAGCCTTTTCATCGATCTTACTCTTTTGCACGTAGGTGTCTTCGGTTGTAACCCCAACGGTTGGCGCGGTAGTAGTCCCCAAAACATCCCCAAGTCCCAAAGATCCAAGCGCACCCGCAGCCATCTCCTTCAAGCTATCGGTCTTTAATCCCTTCACGCTGGCAAGCACCCCAGCAGCCCACTCCTTCACTTTACCCGAAGACAAGCCTTGACCAAACTCCATCAAAGTTGTTCCCAACGTAGAGATACTAAAGGAGCCGTCCGTCATCAGGGTAGTGAACTGAGCCACTGTATCTGAGGCCCATTGTGACACGCCACTTCCTGCCAGGGAGTCGCCAAGATCTTCGACGGACGCGCCAAGCTCCACCGTCTGCGCCTGCCACTGATCGAAAGCTTCTCCAGTAACTCCTAAACTGGTTGCAGCGTCTCGTAACTCAGCGTCCGTGTAGTGCAAACCATCTCTAAGCCCATCCAGGAATCCGAAAACATCTTCCGAGGTACTTAGCGATTTCGTGGCCTTTGCGAACTCTTCCGCAGACAATCTGAAATCAGACGGAAACTCTGTTACTTGCCCCGAAGCCACCATATCTTTCATCTCGGAATACGTATATTTGAACTTGACCCCCAAATCGTCCAAACCGTCCAGAGCCTTAACTGTGTTGTAGTAGGTGTCATCGTCTAGCGAGAGTTGAGCCGACATATCCCTCATGGTGTCGGACATACTCCCACCAAACTTCTGGTTCCAAGCCTTTGCAACCTCCCCAGAGTTAAGCAACCATTTACTAAGTTGCTCCGTCGCAACATCACGATGGCGCTTATCAATGTCGCTGGTAGAGCTATTAGCGAAAGCGGCAAATCGTTCAATTTGTTTGTTACCAGATGTTATGATCTTATCCATCTGATAGTTAGCTTCTCTATCCGCTCTCCCGAAGTCAGGGTGAATAGATCCTGCTATGTCGGAAGCCGCTACGTCCTTACGAAACTGCTGAGACATTTCCCACATCGCTGGGCCAAAACCCTGGTTCTGCTTCTTAAGTGCCTCGCCGTAGGTCCCCCCCTCGGCAACAATCTTGTCTATGTCCTCTTGGGACAAAGTGGCGTTCGCTACTGCTCTGTTTACACTCTGTCGTAACTGCTCTGCCACTACCTTGTCGCCCCCGGTCAGCGCCGTACCTATAGAGCCTCCCACTGCAAACGCCGCAGTAAGCGCCCCTGTAATCGCTCCCCCTGACGCGAAACCAAGCAGCGCAGCTTTCCCTGGATTCGCCGCTACCCAGCGCATCATCCAGTTCCACGCAGAGTCCGCGACCTTCCCCAAGTAGTCACCTATCTTAGCCACAGCAGGCGACTCCGAGATCGCCCCCCAAGCCTGCTCCACGGCTTGCGCCAGTTGTGCCCCAAGCTTTGTCGCCGCGTCGGATATTTTGGTAGGATCTCCCGTATTGCCGGTGATGCCGTCCCAAAACCCTCCTACAAACTTTAAACCCTCATCCCAGATACCCTTTGCTAATGTTCCCAGTACTCCGAGCGCGTAGCTAAGCCCGGTGCCCAGCATCTCCCCTACCCCACGCGCTCCTGAAGCCCCATCCCCATCCGGGTCCACGGCACCCGTCAAGACGTCCCACACCCCTCCTATGAAGTCCTTCGCCATCGGCCAAACTGTGTCCGTCACGAAGCCCTTCACCCAGAGCCAGGCCTTGTGTAGACCGTCCCCCAACACGAAGCCCAACTTCTGCATCCCTGGCGCACCCTCTTGCGCGGGATCAATCCCAGACGTCAGTGCAGTCCAGATGCCTTTACCGACATCCGTAACCACATGGCTGATCGCGTTCCAGGCCTTGGTGAACGCTTTCACCATGCGATCCCAGATCTCGCCCCACTTGACCTTCGAGGCTTCGTTCTTGCCCTCGCTGTAGAGAGAGGTGAATAGGTTATCGACGTACTCGACGGCCTTATCCACGTACATCGGGATCTGCTCGACGAAGCTGGAGATCCCATCCCCCATCTTCTGGAAGACGCTGGAGACCGTCGCCCCCTTCTCCATCATCAACACACCAAACCAACCCGCCAACCCAGCAAAGGTACCCAACAAAAGCCCAGAAGGTGACAGCAAATCTGTCATGTTCACGCCCAGGTTCTTGAACACCGCTGCTGTCGGACCCACCGCTTCCAGCACAGTGCCAAACACCGCCGCCATCGGGCGTAAGGTCTTCGGCACAAGAGCTAGACCACCGATCTGATGGATCTCAGACATCTTGGTGATCAGGCCCGCCATCGGGCCACCGGCATCCACCATTCCGTGAAGCGTCTTATTGAACTTGGTAAACTCCTTGCCCGTTTCAGAGACGAAGTCTACCGCAGCGCTCTTGCCGATCGCTCGGAAGCTCGAGATGAAAATGTCCTTTGATCGCTGGAAGCTCTCGTCGAGCGTTCGCCCAGTAGAAAACCCAGCCTTGGCTACCTTGCCGAGATCGGCCGGAGCTTTCTCGACATGCGCCATCAGCGCCAGGGTGTCGGCGTCCGCATTTCTCATAAACGAGGCAAGCTGCCCCCCATTCTCTGGAAAGGCCTTGGTCAGATACTTAGCGAGGAAGTCGAACTTCTCTGGAGTGAGTCTTCCGGTCGCCTTAGCCTGCTGCACCATCTTCGCTAAACCGGCCGTAAACTCCGCAGGACCCTGTTTCATGGAAGCGAAGGCGACACCAATGTCACCCGTACCAATGCCGATACTCTGGAGGCTGTCGCTCATGTCCGTCTCGATGCCCGCGAACATGTTACCCCAGCCTTCTCGGGACTGGACCATGCTCCCCGCCATCGCCTGCGCCATCTCCATCGACTTCTTGCTGTCTTTAGTAACCCGGTAGAACCCCGCTGCTAACGATGCGGTCTGGGTCGCGAACTTCTCCAGATCCGCCTGATCCAGCGTGTGCCCCATCTGGGCGGCGCGCTTCCGCATCGTGTCCATGACAGCAGGCAACTCTTTTAACGCCCCTCCTATGTCTCCGGCCTCGGTTCCGAATGCCTGGAAGCTGCCCACCAGCCGGTTGGTAGCCTCGTCAGACAAACCGAACTCCTGCCGGGCTGACTTGAGGATGCTGGTGAACTCACTCGCGTCCAGCCCCATCACCTCCTGCGCCATCGCCAGCTCTTTGAGCGACTTGATCCCTACGTTAGCCAGCTCTTTCTGTGAAGAGGAGTAGGCGTAGACAGCCTTCCCTGCATTATCGATCGAGATACCCATCCCATCAGCGAGTCCAGAAGCTTTTCCTGTGAACTTACCCAGCTCCTTCCCTGCCAGACCCAGGTTGGCCCCCATGCTCCGGGCGTCCTTAGCGTAGGCAACGAAGGTAGCCTCTCGTGCAGTCGTAAGTACGCCACCGGCCCCGGTAGGGCTGGTAAACATGTCGGTCTTGGACTTGATAGTGTCGTAAGCTTCCCCAACGCCCGTCAGGACACCCCCCACCAACGCACCGACTCCCGAAAACCCTTTCGTGAAAGCGCCAACGATCCCGCCCGCAAGCCCGATGATCCCCTTCGCGACAAAGCCAAAGGTCTTCCCCACCAACTTGAACGGCATCGCCACCAGACCCACGACGCTACCGCCCAGATCCAGGATACTGCTCATCGCATCGCTTAGAGATCCCGCTGATTCTGAGGTGGAGTCGAAGCTGTCGCCCAAGGTATCGAAGGTGCCCGGAAGGTAATCCCCTACCGTGTCTCCCAGGCCCATATATGCGGTGTTGATTTCGTTGACAGCACCAGCCGAAGCCCCACCCGTGAAGTCCATACCGCTGGTGGCTCTATTGAGACCTATCGCCGCCGACTCGATGTCGTTCAGCCCACGCAAGACTTTCGCCTGCGCTTCAAAGAGCCCGTGATCTTCAGCAGCCAGCGAGAAACCCACGCCAGCGTAGTTAAGTGCCATGAATGATTACACTTATATGTTATTTTCCGCGCTTTCGTCCGCTGGCAGACTTCTCGCGAGCTTCCGCTCGCTTACGTTCCAGTTCTACCTTCCTTCGTATCATGCGGAGGCGAACGGTGACAGGCATTTTGCGAACCTCCGAATAGGAGAAGCCCATCGTCTCCATCAGGTAGAAGATCTCTTCTTCCACTCCTTCAGAACGCGGGAAGGGGAAAAAAAACCCTGCGCCCCGACATCCACAGGTGTCTTCCAAGTATGCCTACAATGCGGACACTCCATGTCGTAGTCGGTGTTTACGCCGCCCTCGACCTCCTCGAAACGCTCACGGATCCAGTTTCGATCCCGCATACTGAGCTTGCGGAGCATCGTCAGATCGACTGGCTTCCCACTCAGGCTGTGAACCCTCGCGTAGATGTTTCGGGTCGCTAACACAGCCTCCTCGTCGAGCTTCAGATCACGCATCGCCAGCATAAATCCCGGAGATCGTAAGCGATGCTCGTCGGCCCCACACATCACATGCCAGCCGACCATGAGCCCCGACGGAGACTTCTCCTCGAACTCCCGCACCCGGGG